TTCTTGCACTGGTGCAATTCTATTTTTTCTTATATGTATTCCGATTCCACATTTCTGTCACGCGTTCCCAGCCACCTGTACTGACCAGGTAAACTATAAAAGCGGCAACGAATGATGCAAAAATGTAATACCACTCAATTACTATCTGATAATAGGTACACAAGACGATTACTGCTACTGGTGTCAGGATCAGTGATGTGATCAGTGCCACAACATTCGTCTGCACTTTTTTCAGTGCCGGCATCTCCTTGATTGCCTGTACGATCACGCTGACCAAGAAAGCCAGCACTCCAATTCCTGTCAATATGTAACTCATATACTGCATTAATATTTCAATGTTCATAGTTAGTCTCCTTTATTTCAATCCAAATTTCATTGCCACTGCACCAAGAACAAGACCGAGGACAGTTGTAAGGACGTATTTTACAGCTGTTCTCCACATATCTCCATCTCGACTTTCTAATGTTTCCAAGCGTTTCCCCTGCTGCTTCTGCTCGCCTACCATAAGCTCAATGCTCTGTGCCAGCTTCTCGACCGACACAGTAAGCGAATTGATCTGCTGTGTAATCTTCTCCAACACTTCAATCCTCTTGTTCTGACGATGGTTCTCGTCTTCGATCCGCTTCTTGAACTCTTCGTGTTCCGCCCTTGTAATTACGTCATCCATCTTTCTCACCTCCTTTCACAGGCTATAAATGCGTGCTTGTCATCCTACTGCAAACACCGGGCGAACCCCATAAGTGCTTGTAGCCATATCACTGCTAGCATCGCCGTATTGCGATATCAAGGTGTATGTCTGTGATCCTGCTACATTCCGCAACCAATAGTTTACACCAATAGTCTTCAATTCAGGAGCAAGCCGGAACAGTGCTAACTGTTGTGTATCGGATGTCTGCTTATTACTATTGTCAGTGCAAATATAAGTTCCATGCACCATTACTTCACTCATGAGATCCACGGACGCATTTATCCAAGCTCCATCGGAAAACATTCTATGAGTTAGCAATAAACTTTTAAATGTATCCGGCAATGTTTTCGCTATATTATTCAATCGAGTCGATTTCATTTCCGAATTTCTATAACCACCGTACGTACTGTTGCTTGTATGCATCTGTCCGCTCCCTAACACAGTATCCGGGACTATTAATATATGGGGTTTTTGTACTTTTTCTGATTCCGGATAACCTACATTTTTCCAGTAATTTACGTCTGCTATCCGATATTTCACTCCATTTATCTCCCAGTAATCACCAATATACAAATCCTTGAAGCTTCCATCTCGAATTGCAGCCAGCTGTTCTGCTGTGATCGACTCGCCCAAGGATTTTTCCCGGAAGATGTTGCGGTGCATTTCCGTTGACGGTGCCGTCTGCATATATACGCTGACTGCCTGACCTACCATCTCAGCGGTAGCCGCAAACTTTCCGGCATCCGCATCATCCCGGACTGACTGGGCAATCTGCTGTGTCTCGTCCACCTTGTCAAGAATCTGCTGCCATACTGTCGGCTCAGGATCTGAGGGAGTGCCACCACTTAAGGTTGCCGGCAGTGAAAAACTCTTGATATCGGTCGTGATAACCGTCTCACCCAATGTCCCAGACACGGATACCCCGACCCAACCAGGTGCGGCAAGAGCCTCTGTTGGCACGGTACAAGCATCATCTTTCAACAGCTGTGAATAGGTATTACCTGCTCCCCGGAAGAAAGCCGTCTTCGTCATTCCATCCCATTCCTCTGAGAAGCTGAACTCTGCTTTCAGATACTCCCTTGTTCCCTCTGCTGTCTCAGGCGGCTCAAGATAGAGCCGCTGATTTACTACTTTGATTTTCATGCTTTTTCCTCATCCTCTTTTACAAGCTCCGTCATACCGGAATCCTCCAGGATCTCTTTTACCTTGTCCTTTAACAGCCGTGGAACCTGTCCATATGTCTTCTTTCCCATCATTATCTGCTGTGCCCATAACATTGCCATCATTTCTTTACCTCCTGCATTTTGCATTAATATGAATATATTGGTTAATAGAGTTACCATTTTACTGATACACCTGTTCAGACATCTCCAAGATGCATCCTTTCAACATCTCCACCTGTTCTTTTAAATCTGCATTCTCCCGGATCAGTGCGTCCATCTTTTCTGCCACTGTTTCACCCGGCCTCGACAGAATAATGCCTATAATACCGGCTGTGTACTTGGTGATTCCCTCAAGAGTGGTATACCCCTCGTACTCTCCGACCGTCTGGCTACGTTCTGATATAACCATCTTCCGGGTCTTCAGCTCGTCCCCGAACATTCCCCGCAGATCCTCTTCCGTTGCTGATACTGTCTTGATCAGCAGTGTCCCATCCCCCTGGATGGATGCTGACTGGATCTGCAGATCTGTGCCATCGTTGTATATAAGTTTCATGATCTCACCTCCTAATTTGCCGCAATCCATATGCCGTGAAATTTGTAAAAGGCTCTCGTTGCAGGTGTTGAAAAGTAGATCATCCCGTTTGTATCAACGTATGCCATTACAGCACATGTATTTTCCCAACTCTGTCCACATCCAACACACTGGATGTGTGTCAGTACCGCAGGTCTAAGATCTGTAGCGATAGCTGCGGAAGTAATAGCATACAGTTTATTTGCGAGGAGCGTTGTCCCACTTTTGGGATCAAGAGATACGTTAAAATGTACCTCACGACCTACTTTATATGTAGAAAAAGCAGAGACGTTATAAAACGATTGGAGATGCATATCAGCCTGTTTATACGATTTCACGGCTATTTTATCGGATGTATCGGCTAAATTTTTATTTATCGTAGCCATTGACGGCAGCACCGTGAACAGCTGATCTACTGCTACGATGTTCAGTCCCTCGATGCGGACACGATACAATGGGAACTCTCTCACCTTTCCATTTTGGTAGATGTTATCCTGCGTTATACTTGGATCTGCTGCCGTACTTCCCGCTGTGCCCTGATACACCTTACAGGTCATTTTATCCACACCACCTGATCCGGTTGTTTCAAATCTTGCCACGATCAGATCATTTCTGTTCTTTCCGGTCTGTCCGTTCGCGATCTCACAATCTTCATATTCTCCATAAGGGATCCTGGCTACATGACCGCCAACCACTACCACCCCATCTGACACCCGGATTTTATTATTACTGATCACCGTTGCTTTGCACTGCTGTCCAATATCTGCCACCGCATCCATTCCTAAGATGCTCTGATAGATAGCTGCATCATCTTCTGCATAGATATGTGCTTCCGCTTCTGCCGCTGTATTCACGGTAATTCCTTTCAGTCCCATTTCAGTCATCTCCTTCTATTTTGTATTCAATCGTCACTTTTTCATTTTGCTTTTTTAATATTTTTCGGATAATCGGTCTTTTCACCTGCGTATCCGTAACCGGATCATATCCGCTGATGATATCTCCCAGTTCCAGCTCCAAATTGTCTTCAATCTCTATTTCACAACTTTTTTGATTTTGCAATTCCTGTAATCTTTTTGTCCCATCTTCAATCAGCCGTTCCTCGTCTGCACTTGAAAAATTGTACACTGCCGCACGCTCTTCCAATTCTTTATAGTACTGAACCTGTCCAATACTTCCGTCTTTCTGCACGTACAGATGGATCACCGCTCTTTCTTCGTTCTGTCCCTCTCCGGCACACACAAGATGATTAATTCCACTTCTTCGATCCCTGACCGTTACCCTGGCATTTCCTTCTTTGGAATATTCTTCCTCATCTGAATAATCCGTGATTGGAACTGCCTTCGTCAGAATGTATCCGTAATCAAGATTTTCAGGTTCTATATACCGGATCTGTAGCCTGCTTTTATAAGCACTCAGCAATGACATGATGGCATCAAGCAGCGTCACATATCGGTTTACCTCCCACTGACTCACCTGAACTCCTGAATTTTCTCCCGAAACAACAAAAAGACCGCCAAAGCGATCTTCAATCAATTCTTTCAGTATCTGATTTAATTCTCCGCTCAATATCAGGTGACTTGCATTTGCTGGTGGTTCTACAACTTTATAATTCAGCATTCCACGCCAGGTATCTCCACGTAGTACAACTTCATCACTGGCTGTGACTGATTCAATATCATTGATCATTCCACCGTATTCTGTTCCTGGAACAAAAAGCCGGCAGCCATAACCATATCTTTCTTCATTCCATTCTTCTGTCCTAATCCTGACTTCAAAATCATTGGATTCACCGATATCCACATCAATTTCTGCTCCTGCTGGCAGTAATCCTTTTTCCTCTCCATTCGGAGTAGCTGCTATGAACTCCATTTTGGCTCACTTCTTTCTTCAAAAATCACGATATCAAAATCAAACTTTCCTGTCCATAATACAGCCTGTCTTCCAGGCTGTATCTTCCGGAAAAATTCCTTTCCTTTCTGACGGTTATGAAAAGCATCTTCTTTTTCTCCATTACGCAATACCTTTTGAATGGTCTTGCTCCTGCTGTCTATTTCAAGATATTCTCCCTCTTCCAATATAATATTGACAAGATAGGTATTCCCACCGATTGAAATCTGCGGGTTCGCTACTGGTCCGTAGATGATCATCTTAAAATTGGCATTCCAGAAATGAGGGTTATTGATATAACTTCCCCCTATTCCATTCGCATACCGATACGGATACTTTCCTTTGTATCTTTTGTTCTTTTCTGATGTTACATCATAACTTCTAAACGCATGGATTTCTTCCCTAATCCAAAACGGATGAGGAACATACACTTTATTCACGACCTGTACGGCTCTGACCCGGTTATCTCTTCCTCCTGATTCCCGACCAATAATATAGCATTCCACATAGTAATCATTCAGATATAATCTTCCGGGTGTCCTGTTCAGCACGTCTCTTTCTGTCAGCTCAAATAGCTGGTTTGCATTGTCCGCACGCTCTTCTTTACTTCCAAGAAAATCTACTGTCATTTTGTAGGATATCGCATCCTTTTTTAACTTTTCAACACTCCGCCCTATATCCTGCTTTGTATCTTCCACATCCCAGTCAGAATCGTAAAAGCCTGCTGTCCTGATCCTTGTTCTGATATTCGCCCGGCTCAGACAGATTTCTTCTTTCGAGCTGCCACATACATATTTAAGCACTAAATACCACACCCCAATCTGATAATGTTCTTGTCACATCCCTTTCACCAAGATATACCTTGAACTGAATTTCTTTTGCTGCTTCAGCAACCATTCTCTGTATCATCCGGTACGGTTCTGCTCCTGATCCTTCCTTGATCACCCCAAGGCTCATGGATGTATCGCTGTAGTCCACTGCATTCTGAACTGCTTCCTGTGGAAGATCTGCATTTTCAGTCACTCCATTTGCAAGCCCCTGCATGGTATAACGTCCCATTCTATAAAATACTCTTGACGGAGAACGGATCTCCAATTTCTTGTTTGCCGCATCGATCGCTGCCTTTGCAACTTCTTCCGCTGCGGAAATAACTTCTGATTTCCCGGAACGGATTCCTTTGGCCAATCCACTGGACAGATAAGCACCACTGGATTTCGTTTTCGATTCAGAGCATTCATTTGTAAATTGTAAAATGGATGACTTTGCTACATCTTTAGACGCATTTGATACTTCGGTCTTTTTCTCCTTCATTCCATTGATCAGCCCCTGATCCACATTTTTTCCTGACTCTTTCGTCTTCTTTGATGGTGACTGGCATCCAAGACCATTGTTCACAGATTCCACGGTCTTTACACCGAGATCTCTCCCTGCGGTTTCTGCTTCCTTCTGTGCATTTTGCATTCCCTGCACAAGCCCGGTCACTGTATTCGCACCGCTCTTCTGCATCACCTCGGTCAGACCGTCCATTCCTCCAGCTATATTAGCGGCTCCGGAAGTAAGGAGCTGCTGCCCCCAACTGTCTGTCATACCCTGGATATCTACGCTCTGACTCCACAGCTCATTTGCTTTTGCAAGCTCTTCATCTGTCATGTTATTAAATGCCGCTACATAAGTAGATCCCTGCGGTCCCATTTCTGCCAGTTTCTGAAGGATTCCCTGGTTGATTCCCTTGTCCGCAAGTGCCGACAGATTCTGTTCCCAGGCGGATACCCCGTCAACCTGACTCTGCATATTAGCCAGCAGTTTCTGCGTAGATATCTCTGTTCCTCCGTCAAATTCTTCAAACAGATCCATCTGTGATTCTAAGGCACTCTGCACACTTTCCTGCATAGCCAGCACCCCATTTGTTACAGTGACCGCCATTTCCTGCTGTGCAGTTGTCAGACTGTTATAGGCTTGCTGTTCCTGCCCCAAAACCTCAATACTGACTGCTGATGCCTCCTGCTTTTCGCTGTCAGCTGCTACGTTGTTCTTCTTTGCTTCAGTGTTCTGATTGGTTGCTTCAGTATTGTTCTGCGTTCCCTCTGTCAAAGCCTGCGTATAATCATATACACTCTGGTACTTTTCATTTGCTTCATCATATTTGCTGTTCAATTCATCTAAGGCTTCTGTCTGCTTCTCCTTTGATTTTAACAGTTTTGCCTCTTCTTCATCAATTAACTGGATATTCTCCTGAGCGGTCATCATTTCGCCGTTATACTCTATATAGGCAACTGTGCCGTCCCTTGTGGCTTTTTCACTTTCTTTTCCTATCTTTTTCCGCTGCTCTTCGATCCCGTTCAGTTTTTCTTCTATCTCCTGCAGGTTCTGCTGTGCCTCATATCGTGCAAGATCAGCTTCAACAAGATCTTTGGAGATTTCTGCCATCTTTTCCTGTGCCGCTGCCGCTTTGGATAGCTGGACTGCTGCCTGGATCGACTGTCTGGTCTGCTGCTCATTCTTATTCAGTTCACCGGTATTTTCATTGATGGATAATGACAGATTTGGGAACATTGTGTTCAACTGCGAAACGAGGGAACTCATTTTTGCGATCTGTGCATCTGTCTTTCCGCTTTGCCCCTCCAATGAATACAGTTCTGTCACCAGCTTTGAAGCTACCCCTTGCTGGCTTTCCATTTCTTTTGCCGAATCCCCCCAGCTCTTGGCTGAATCATCCAGTTTCTTCGTAACTTTATCAATCTGTTCAACATTCTTCTCTGTTGCTTCGGTCAGTTTCTCAGTTTCTTCCGTTGTCTCTTCAACACTGTTAGCATAAATAGCCAGTGCCCCCACTGCTGCAGTCGCTCCTACCGCAAGGATGGCAAGTGGATTTGCTGACACTACTGCATTAAATACTCCCTGGGCAACTGTAGCTGCTTCTGTTGCTACTGTGTGGGCTGTTGTAGCAACTGTTCCGGCTATTGTAGCTGCGGTCCCCTCTGTCTTCGCCACTGTTCCACTTTCTGCTGCCACTGCATTTGCAACTTCCGCTACAGTATTTGCTTCTGTTGCCACAGTAGCAGCTGTATCTGCGGCCGTTTCCGCTGTCACTGCTGTCGTGTGAGTCAACAGCTTTTTAGTAACTCCTGCTACTGCAGTTCCAATTCCCTTCAAGTGTCCTGCCACTTTCTCAACCTTGTATGTAGTATAAGCAGTCCCAAATGCAACTACCGCCACCGAAAGTAGTTTAGTATGCCTGGTCGCAAGTTCCAATCCTCCCTTAACTCCCGGCAGGAAAGTTTTCAGAATCGGGGCTGCCACTTCATCCTGAAATGTCCGCCCCAGCACCTTGTACTGATTCGATACGCTGTCATATTTAATCTTTTTGACACTCTCCATTGTTCCCTGCACATCTTGATATGCAGTATTCACCTTATTCAGAGAAGTGATTACTTTCATGGAATTATCTTCGCCAAGTGAACTCCATACATTGCTCGCCAATGTCAGTGCCTGCTGCTGGTTCTCCATACTGGACAGATCTTCAATAACAGACTGGAATACCTGCTTTGTCGTAGCTCCTCCGTCATGCCACTGTTTAACCAACTCCTGCGTTCTGGTTGAAAATGCACTCAGATTATCATCAATTCTTCCATCTGCAAGACTGTTACCAAACTCTTTCACATAGTCGTTCACCTTATCAAGGTTATACGCACCGGATTCCAGTCCGTTTTCAAGAATAGCAAACATTTCTTCTGCCGAAAATCCATTCTGTGCCCATAATGGAGCATACTCAGCCAGGTTATCTGCCAGTTCTCCTGACTTGTTCAATCCTTTCTGTGCACCTTTTGCCATCAGGTCAAAAGCTTTTTCAGATGAAATTCCCATCGTAGTCACCATTGCATCTGCACCACGGATGGATTCACTCAGATCCATCCCAAAGACATCTTCCAATGCCATCCCATTTTCAGCAAGCTCTTTTATTTTCGAAGGCTCAGTTTCATTCGTATACTGTTTGACCAGTGCCATTGCATCTGCAGCATCACTAATGGCATCTCCATAACCATTTTTATACAGATTCCTCATCTCATCAGAATATGCAGCAATCTCCTTGGTAGTTGCACCGGTGCTTGCCTGAAGATGCTGCTGTGCGTCTTCCAGCTCCAAAGTCCCTTCCACTGCACTGCTGAAAAAGTCAGAAGCCGTACTTTTTACAAAATCGGTTGCTGTATTGACAAGATTCATTCTTATTGTTCTTGAATCACTTACAATCTGTTCTTCAAATTTGCTTACCTTTTTCCCGAATTTATCAATACTTTCTGCACAGCCATTAGTAGCCTCTTCTGCCTCTTTCATATATGCAATATTCTCATTTAACGCCTGAGTTGCACGGATTGTCTGTGCTTTTGCGGTATTCAACTGCTTTTCCCAGTCGGCTACTTTTCCTTTTGCCCGCTCATAAGTGATTTCTCCTTTTTCGACTTTTTCACTCAAGTCACTTACGGCTTTTCTTTGTTCGTTCAGAGCTTCCTCTGTGCTGTCGGATGAATGTTCCATCTCCTCCAGTGCTTTCTGTGTACTGGCTAACTTTTCTTTATATCCTTTAAGTTCATTTCCAACCCTGTCATAATCACCTTTGGCATGATCCAGTGCTTTTTGTACCGCATTTTCTTTTTCCAGTTGCTGATCAAGCGTACGAGCCAGCACATCATGCTTCTTTTTCAATGTCTCAAGGCTGTTCGCATTTCCAGTCGTTTCTGCATCAACCAGTTTCATTTCCGATTTCATAGCCTGCAGACTTTTATTACAACTTGTAACTGCTGCCCGAAATTCTTTTTCTCCATCCAGGGTGATATATGCTCCGACTTTCTTTTTGGCCATATTTTTCTCCTAAAAATGCTCGCAAAAAAGCCGCCTAAAAATGGCGGCTTTCTCATCATTATTAATTAAATAATTCTATAAATTCTTCCTGTTTTTTCTTCTCAACACTCATCCTTCGTTCTTTTCCATACAAGCCCCCATAGATTGCGTAATAATAGATCTGCTTTGCAATTTCTGTCAGCACCACAATAACTACCATCATCGCAAATCCATTGCTCTCTTCATATTTACTTCCTGACCAAACACAAAATACAAGACAAAAAATCCACCAAACAGTCAGACAAGGATGCCACTTTACATAGAATTTAATTATCTTCCATATCAAGCTCATAAAATATTTCATTATAACTTTAATTTTTTTCATTGTCATCATCTTCTGCTTTCTCCCTTTCATGCATTATAGCATACAGGGCATCACAAATCCAGTAGTGAAGCGGTTTTTTGCTGCTCAAATATCTGTCTTTTCATCGTAATGTTATGCAATTTCTTAAATTCATCAAAGAGGTCACACCATTTTCCGAAATACATATGTGCAACCTCTCTTTCTGAATATCCGATTTTCATTCCGATCAGGACGATCCACGCAAAGTTTATTTCTTCGGATTCTCCTGTTCCTCCGCTTTCCTCTGCGTGGTCTCTACGTTTTTTCTTTCAAAGCATCTTGCAAATTCTTCATGAAGAATCTTTCCCAGTTCTGCCGGAGTCATGTCAATCTGACGAATCAATGTTCTGTCATTAACCTTTGGATGCTCCCTGTTCAGTTCCTCCCGTTCGATTTCCAGTCCTTCCTGCACAAACCAAACAAGAGCTTCATTCAGGATTTTCAACTCTGGGATTTCATATCTTCCGATCAGATACCCCTCTTCGTTTCTTACCTTTTCCCCATTTTCATCCACCTTCGGAATGAACCCGCTCAACTTATTTTCATAATCTGTCAGGTCTCCATATTTATCCTGGATCTTTTCCAGGACAAGATTATCGCATTTCATAGGGTATGCATTTCCTGACAATGTGATCTGCTTCATTTCTTCAAACATAACCTGCTCCTTACTCTCCTTTTCCGAACATTGTGTTGATCCATTTCAGGGCATCTGCCTCTGTTGCACAGATTTCCGTCTCTTTCCATTCTCCATCGCTGAGTGCTAATGCACGACCGGAAATACTTGGTGTCTTATACTCAATTGAATCTCCTTTTGTAGAAAAATCGTCTGACGGCTCTGAAAACTTCACTCTTTTTAAGAAGTTACCAACATAGCTTCTGACGTTGTCCACTTTTTCCACCGAGATCCATGCCATTCCGACATAATTTGCCTGATCATTGGAATTAAATTTTACATTCTTTTTTGCTGTGTCCACTTTGTGGCCGAACATTTTTTCATGTGCTTCGATTGGAAGAGTGCTGGTGTTCAGAGTGACCTCTGCGTAATTAAACTCTTTATCATATTCCACCTGCATATCATCTGCATTCAAGCCGCCCTCTGCATAGTTTGGAGTGACCTGAATCCCGATTGCTTTACCGCACGCAAACGGTTCATCATAAACACCTTCCTCTGTCATTTTTGCAATAATTGGTTTTCTAAGTCCTACATATGCCATTTTAATCTCCTTCCTGCGTGATTCCTGCCATTTCATCCAGCCACGAATCCGCCTCCTGCTTAGTTGTAAAAGTTGCTTTCTTTCTCCACTGCCCATTACCTGTCGGAACAGCTTTTCCTTTTGTCTGTACTGTTCCATATTTGATAGAATCTGCCTTGGTTTCCAGTTCCTGCCCTTCTTCTGTCAGGTTAACTTTATACAGCCAGATTGCTGTATATCTTTCTTTTCCTGCGGTCTTTTCCCTTACCCGGAATCCAAGTCCAACCGGACCTGCCTGATCCAGCTCTTCTGACACGACCAAATTTCCATCTGCCGTATGTCCATAGAACAGGCTTTCTGCTTTCTCTGCCTCTTCTGACACTTCCAGTGTTACGTCTGCATAAGCAAATACCTGTACCTCTTCATCATCATTGATGTCACCATAATCACTTACATCCTCATATTTAGGATCGATCACTGCTTTTACTGCCCTCCCGTATCGGAAACCTTCCGTATAAGTCGGAACACCTGCCGCATCGTTACATCTCGCTCCTACGATATGAGCAAGTCCAATAAATGCCATTTACTCATCCTCCTCCGTATAACAAGAAAAGCATAAGTGATAATACCCTGAATCTTTTTCGTAAAAAGTATCAATATCTGTCATCACAAATCCTGACTTACGAAGCAGTGACCGGATTTTCTTTCTGTCTCCGATATAGTCCTGCTTTGTATACAGATGCACCTGCATATAATGCGTCCATTCCTGATCTTCATCATCTGCATAGTATTCTGCGGTTTCATCCTCAGGATTATATACAAGATATTTTTCCGGTGGTGAATCATATGGGCAGCATAACGGCCAGATATTCTCCGTCACTTCTGCAAGTGCCGACTCTATTTTCTGATTCACATTCATTTCCCTGTTACCTCGTTGAATTTTTCCTGTATCACCTCTGTGCATTCTGCTTCTGCACTTTTGACCGATCTTGCAATAACCGGTCTTGCCTGCTGCTTTGTTGTTCCGTAATTCAGATAAGCCAGTTTTTCATTGTTCCTGGTTCCCTTTCGGTCTTTTCCTTTTGCTGTCACAGCTACATAATGCCCCTGCTCATTCTTTCCCGGCTTACAGGCTTTTATGGACCCGGCAAGATCACCGCTTGCATATCCCCGGTTTGCTGCTTTCTGTACTTCCGCTTTTAATGATTTTTCCAAAACGGGAGCTGCTGCCTGTAGAATTTCCGGTGCGTACTCATCGATCTTTCCAAGCTGATCCAGCTCTTTTGCAAGTTCGTCGAACCCCATTACCTCAAATGACATATCATCCACACGTTATCTCTACACAGGCTTTGCCTTTGCAGTAACATCGGATGATATTATACTCAAAGCCACCGTAGATCACCTTTCTTGCATATTCCGGTCTTCCTGACGGACCTGTATGTTCCGTCAGATCCCAGTCGCATTTTCTTACTTTCAGGATCATATCCACTCTGATTCCTGTACGCATCGCCTCATACTCTTCTGCCCGGGTTACGGATTTCTTTTCAACATATACTTCTACGCTTTTTTTCTCCATTTCAGGAAAACCATTTTCATTTTTTCTGGTCTCTTCCCATATTAGTAATGCAGTTTCCATATCAATTTTCTCCGTAATCTCCTGATAATGCCATCGAATTTCTAAGGGATTCAAATGCCTCCCTGAACCGATCCGTTCCTTCGTCATATCCAAAGTGTGCCTTGCAATACAACACGACTGCCTGCATATAAAGAGGATCATCGCAGGGGTGTCCGTACACCCCTGCCACTTCCAGTTCTTTCATACATGCCAGGACAAGGGCCTCGACTTCTGCATCTGCCTCATCCGATTTGACTCTGAGTCTTTTTTTGATCTTTTCTATCGTTGTCCTGTCCATCTTTTTTCACCTATGACGCTTTCTTTGTCAGAGTAACAAGCGAATGGTTGTCCAGTGACTTCCCATCACAGATCATCACTGCCTTTGTCACCTGATCCTCTGTATCGTTGTCTTCATAGCTCTTGACTGTCATTGCGTAATTTGTATTGAACATATAATCAGACCAGTCATACAGGAATGCTACCACTGTATCGCTTTCAATCGTGCCTCCAAGACTTGACATATAATCATTCAGCACAACCCGTCTTCCAAGCAGCGTTCTTTCCGGCTGACCATTCACCCCATAATTTACACGTGCAATCGGTTGACCGTTTGTGTCCGTCATTCCGACAAATTCCATGAACGTCTTCTTCGTCATGTTCCATACCGCACCATTTTCATAAGCGAGGGGCAATGCACCTTCTGCCTTTGTCAGGGTTTTATAATCAACATTTCCCTTCGCTGTGATCTCAATATTCTGTCCTGCCTCTACGGTCTCCTGCAGCACTCCCTTTGGTTTTCCACTTCCATCACCATTCACAATAGCTTCTTCCTGTGCCTTTACCATTGCTTCTGCCACATTATTAACAAATACCGTTTCAAACAGCTCCAGGGACATCACGGAACTTTCCAGTGTCAGAGAGATCGCACACCGCAGTTTATACCCTTTGATGTCGATTCTTCCGGTTTTCTTTTTCTGTTTCTCACTTGTTCCACCTTCTGCAACCCAGGTTGCCACCGGCTTCACATTCGATGTCGGAATACTTGCACCCGGTGCATACGATGTCTGCGTAACCAGTGGGAGGATCATTCCGATTGCTTCCATCTTCTCAATGATCCGGTTCACCACAACAGGAGAAATGACAGTACCGATATCTGTTGTCTTGGTCGGTCCCGCTTCATTTGTAAATTTGTCCGGGATCTTCGTACCTTTTACCACAAAATTCATGAAAGCAGTACGATATTCCTTTGTATCGTAAACATTTTCTTTTTTCTCCTGGATCTCTCCGAAGTTCATCAGACTTCCATTTGCACCAAACACATTTACCGCACTTGGTTCTCTGTTCAATGCTGCGAAATTCGCCTGTGCCTGTGCAATTTTCTCCCAGGCTTCATCCAGATCTGTTACCTCTTTCATCTTTGCTTCTGCTTCTTCTGCCTTTCCGTCTGCAAGCAGCTTTTCTGCTTCCGCAAGCAGTTCTCTTCTCTTTGCTTCATACTGTTTCTTGTTCATCTTTTTTCTCCTTTCAGTTTCAAAAGTGCTAATTTCTGTTTCAAATACTGTCCCTTTTCACCCTCATCTTCTATCCGGAGAAGTTTCCTTGCCTTTGCAAGTATTTCTTCATCCGGCAGATGAAACTCAGGACCCGCAATCATTTGTGGTTTTTCTTCTTCCTCATCAAACATAACTGCATCAATCAGTTTCTTCTCTTTTGCCTGTTCTGCAGTCAGCCACGTTTCCTGCTCCATCATGTCCAGTGCCTCTTCTGTACTCATTCCGCTTTTTTTCACATAAGCAGTACACAATGCAGAATCCGCAGTTCTCAGTACTTCTGCCATATGCTCCATATCACTGTGATTTCCCTGCGTTCCTGAAGATACACAATGAACCATCATCAATGCTGTAGGGGACATCTCGCAATAAGCAGCCATTGCCGCTATCGATGCCGCACTGCACGCTTCTCCAGTTATATAAATCTTTACATTTTCCTGCATCTTGTGAAGCAATGTATAAATCTCTGATCCTACATCGATCACACCTCCCGGTGAATTGATAAAGACTTCTACCTCATCACCTGGAAGTACATTTTTTAAAATTCCTGCCACATCATTAGGACAGGTACAATCCATTCTGAAAAGATTGTAGTACCACTTATAATCGTTCGGGACCATCACCCCTCTGATATCAATCCGGTGTTTCATCACCTGCACCTCCTTCTGTATAATCTAAAAGCCGGGTGATCACCCCGGCCATTACAACATAATTTTCTTTATCCATTTTGTTCAGTGCATCCTTTACCATGTTCACCACCTGCGTATCCAGTCTTCTGATCGGCTCATCCCCTCCTGGGATTGGTGCCATATTCATGGTTGCTCGCCATTCATTCGGCAGCATAGCTCCACGATCCACCATTGCCTGAAAGTTCAGCTTTGTAGTCAGGCTGGCACACTGCAGATTATTAGCTTCAAATACGATCCGGTTTCCAAACCCTCTTTCTTTTCTTGTAAAGATCCCCGTCGTATAGGTTTGATGCATCTGGAGTACTTCCGGTTCAATCTCGGCTTCGTAATACGCATTCCATTCATCTTCTGTATACTGACTCTGAATGATCTTTTTGTTGGTGTTAAAGAAAGAATAGATTCGGTCAATCGTCCGGTCGGTCTGTGCCGCATTCGGTACGTAATCCTTTGGCTCGATCCGCTGGACATTCGCTTTTGCATCAACACCTGCTGCCCCGAATGTATCTGTTTCTACCGCGAGATAGTTGTCCACAAATTTTTCAACATTCTTTTTAATGTCTTCATCCCTCATAGATGAATTGAATGTAAGCAGCCAACGCACAACTCCGCTATTCTTGATTGCCTGGATAATTCCATGATCGATCGTTCCGATCACTTCCATCATGGACGTGATCGCAGGTGCCGGACTGGATCCGAAGATATCATCCTCATTGTAATCATGCTTCAGGTGAATGATATCGGAATAGCGGAATGTTCCTGACTTTCCATTTCGATAGAGGAATTTCAGGAATAATTCTCCTGCATCATTATACTTTGCTTCAGCGGAAATACATGGGACCGGATAAAGCTGCATCGGTTTTCCATTTTCATCACGCACAATCAGGATAAAAGCATTATTGTTCAGGCAAAGCTGTGTTGCTACTTTTTCCTGCATCTGCTGAGCAGTCATGTACGGGTTGGGTTCAGCCAGGAGGAACCGGATATTTGCTTCGGGATTCACTTTCAACCCTCCGTTTGGATCATCCCGGATATGCTTTCCTGTCAGCTTTCCAATCGCTTTGACTTTTGGCCGGATGCACGCTCTTACTATATCGCTTTCATACAATTTCCCGTTCCATGCATAAAAGAAATCACCCGTCATGGTGATCATTTTTATAATACTTCCTCCAGTTGTCTGTTCAGCTTTTTTTGTTGGTTCTCTCTTCCAAAATTTTTTCACTTTTACCTCCTTGTCAGATCAGTGACATATATTCGTTGTAATGCTCCTGCAACACAACATACGCATCCAACAATGCTGCCGTTCCATCAATTCTTCTCCTTGCATTGCTGGTCTTGATAGGCTGAATATTGTCATTCTTATCAATGTCAACCGCAGTATTGCATAAACACCACTTATCTACCGGATTATTATTATAAACAATCAGGTTCTTTTCCAAGTCAGCTCCCAAACTCTTCATCGGCTGCGATAAAGTTTTCTTTCCCTGGATCACCGGGATCATTGATGCTGTTCCAAAGTATTCCTGCATATCTTCTACAAAATACTTTGCACTCCATGCATCATATCCGAACAAGTTCAGATACAGATCCTGTGTCTCCTGTATTTCCACAAACCACTCTTTTACGTCCCTGTAAGAAATCTTATTGCCGGGACACGTTCTTACATATCCCTTTTCTATCCATATATCATACGGAACTTTGTCTTCTATCACATGTTTATCTACTAAATCCTCAGGAATCCAATACATGGATAATACATAAATGTGATCGTCTTCCGGTACTTTAAATAACACCTTTGCCGCTGTCAGGTCTGTAGTTGCAGACAAGTCTACGCCACCAATTCCGTATCTCGGCTTTAATTCTTTTATATCAAATCTTGCTTCATTGTTTGCCTGCTCAAATGTCAGCCATGCTTCAGATGATGTTTCTCTGATATTAAATTCTTTACAGAGCAGATTCTTTACAAGCAGTGGATTCTTTTTTGCCTTTTCCACCTTATCTTTCAGCGTCTTTTTGTTCTTGATCGTGCCAAGTCCCGGATTCGCCTTTTCCCAGCATTCTTCCTGCGTCCATTCTTTCCGACTATCCAGTTCATAGATCAATGCTATAAAATGTTCATCTTTATACCCTTCCTGATCAAAATACCCATTGATGACCATCTCTGCTTCTTCATACTTCTGATCATAAATATCTTCCCTGATCGTTCCGGCCGTTGATGTAATATAGATCAATGGCTGCTCCCTTGCTGCAATACCATCAGCCATGATATCAAACAATGCCTTTCCCTGCTTCCACTGGTGGATCTCATCCATCAGTACACAATGCACATTCAGACCATCCAGAGTGTCGCTGTCTGAAGCAAGTGGTTTAAACACGCCATCGTTAAATTCTGTATCAAGTTCTGCTACCAGTGGTTTCACCCGCTTCAAAAGCGAGGGCGATTTCTTCACCATTCGCTTTGATTCAAGCCATATGATCTTACTTTGGTCTTTTTTCGTTGCAACAGCATAAACCTCCGGGCCCATTTCTCCATCTGCAGTCAGCATATACAATCCCACGATTGACGCAAGCAGGGATTTTCCATTCTTTTTTCCTACGATCAGGATCGATTCCCGGTATTTTCGTTTTCCCTCGATATCGATAAATCCAAATACGGTTGCAAGGTGTGCCTTTTCCCACAATTCCAGTTCTACTCTCTTTCCACCGAACTTTCCCTTGGAATGCCGGCAGTAATTCTCTGCAAACTCCAGCACATGGTTCGCCCTTTTCGCGCTGTAGAAATACTCTGTTGGATTCTTGATGTCATTTACGATCTTTCTGTATGTCTTATACACCTTTTTGCTGACGATCACTTCTTTATTCTGGATCTTCTCCCAGTACTCCAAAATCGGATTATAAGTCAGCGGATATCTAATCTTCTCTGCCATTTACAAATTCCTCAAATCCATCGTCCTGCAGCTTCACCGCTTTCTGTTCTTTTGGAAGTAACTCTGTCAGCTGCTTAATGACCGCCATATAATTTTTGATCATTGTATTGTAGATTTCTATTTCCGCAGACTTTTTGACTCCTTTTTGGTTTGCACCATTCTGATACTCTTCTGTGTATCCTTTTTCTTCAATGATCGTCCTTAACTCATACAGTGATGCCCCCATAAATGCCGCCTCATTTACAAGGGATTCTGTCGCTTTTTTCGTCTTTTCATCCAACTTTTTGTATATTCCGTTTAATTTTCTTTTCTCTGCCGCAATGATCTGTTCTTTGGTTTTTCCCTCGTAACTCGCCATATTTCCCGCTTTCTTCCCCTTTCTCTGCCCTGTATTTTCCCTGTTTACCTACACCCCCTCACGCGTGCGACCCGTGTGTTACATGAAGGTGGGACTGTGGTCTTGGCAGATTTTTTCAGATTCTTCAAACAGGGGGGAGTACATACACTTCCCCCTCTTCCGTGAATCCATACTGTACAAAATGAACTCCTTCCATCTCACCTTTGTTCTCTTTCTGATGACAGACATGACAATCGTATTTCAGATTTGAAAAGTTTAATGTGATCTCCGGGTCGTTAATATTCTCAGGCGATAACTCTATCTTATGATGAACTATGTATCCCGGTACTTCATGGCACGTTTCACACATCCCACCATCCGCTGCCATACGCTGTGCTATGTAAGCTCTTCTGCATTCTTTCCATTGCTTTGAATTGTAGAAAGCTTTTGCAAACTCTCTCGCCATGTACCATCACCTCGCATTCGTGTTTGTTTTAATATAAAAAAGACACCTGCTAATCTCACAGATGTCTTTCTACGAAAAGTATTACGTATAAGGAGTATTATCTATCGTCTTTCGACAATACCATATTATCATGATTAATACTGAAGTGAACTGCACTCTTTAACTAATTTGAATTTTTTTCAGTGCATCTCCATGCAATTTATGAATCCACCGTTCACTGTAGCCCAAGATTTGTCCGATCTCCCAAAAGTCAAGTCCTTTTATATATTTGTAAAATAATACATCTCTTTCCTCTTGATTCGTCAGTTGATTAATTTTACACTCTATATCTTTATATGTTTCTACTTGCTTCACTCCTTCCTCATACAGTTCATCCTCTCTTTCTTGTAATATTGCTGCATAAGAACTCAAGTCACTCTGATTCGACCCATGCGGCATCCCATCATTATTCATTGACGGATACATCTTCATACTTCTGATTTCTTCAATCTCCGATTCAATTCTTTTTATTCTTTTCTTATGCTTCCTGTATCCTTTCAAGTATTCTTTCTTCTTTTTGTTCTCTCTCTTTATGCTATTTTCTTCTAGTCTCTGCTCCACCGGCATCAGCCTCCTTTATGTTATATTTCTTTGCAAGGTATTCCTCTACTGTGATATGTTCCAACTGCTGCCCCTGTATTCTAATCATGTTGTTCGCTTGATATGCCGGACGGTGGAAGTCCGCACTGGCTTTCTGATCCGGTGGATGTTCTGCCATCCCGGCATAGTGTTCTTTCTGATTCTGCCGGATTTCTGCTGGACTCCAGCGTCTGTCTGTGCTTCGTTTCAAGGGATATCACTCCTTTTCTTTAACCATTCCACCGTGCATTGGAGGCAACGGCTTGGAGGTGTAAAATCCGGACCCGCTCCATCCCGTACACAGGGCATGATTTCTTCCGGTTCGCCCGCTGTGTCATATGGACACATCAGAATCCACGCCAGTTCCTCATCTGTCATTGACCGGATCCGATCACCATTCGTACGCTTCTTCTCATCTGCCTTGTACCGGAGCAGTCCTCCGACCAATACGCCTGTACTGACTGCCCCGATTGCTGACAGAATCATGATTATTATATTTGCTATCATTTTTCTACTCCGTCTTTGAAGCTCTTCGCTTTTATCTCAATGAATTCATTTGCATTTCTTCGAAGATTTTCTCATAACCTATCTGCTGATCGCGTTCTTTCAGATGCTCAACACGGTTATTCCATTTCTCAACAGCTTCTTCTTTGGAATTCGCTCCATGTACCGCATAGCAATCTTCCTCGGCTGTGTCTATTGTTGTTCCATGTATTCCATCGTAGTGGCAGTATCTCGGACAGCCAGCCGACCATCCGAAATAAAATCCGTCTGCCACATCTCTTGAAAGATATGCTTTCGCTCCACATCTAGGGCATGGTTTTAATTCTTCCATCGCATCAGCATCAATCAGTCTCATTATCTTCCACTCCTTAACATACAAAAAAGTAATTCTGTCATAGATTTTTTTCTTAGTCCCATTCTGCAAGGCTTTACTACCTTTAATTCCCACCCTGTCACATTTGCATCTCCTATCGGTGTTGGATTTTGAAATTCATCCTCTGGCTCTCTCATGCATGGAACTGCTACCATAATTCCCCAATATTTAGATGATTCCGGATTGCATTGGTGTAAGTGTTCATCAAACTTACCGTTTTGCAAATCTTGTATCAAATCTTTGTAGCACTCCATCGTCGTTACTATATAGTTCTTTTCTCCATAGAAATTCAGTCCATTCCCGCTATAAACATCTTCCTTGCAGCTTTTAATTTCGTAACAAGTAAATATTCCTTTTTCTATCCCTGATATGGACATTTGATCTCCCGGTGAAAACTGCATATAATCCACTCTTTTCGCATTGGATGTCCACGGATCAATGCTCACTTCTTTTGCATAATGTTTTCCAAAAACATTTAATTTGGTGCGTTCAAGGATGTGCGACAGAAAAAGTGTGGTTTCCTTTCTGTTCATCTTCTCCCCCTAAAGTTCCTCTAGCTCCTTTTTATAAGCTTCTTTTCTTTCTTCCAGCCACTGTGCCAGTTCCTCTTGGAATCTTCCTGACTGTCCTTCGTTGTATGGTTTTGGACTCGTCACGATCAGCCAGTGATTTTTCTTATGCTCCTCTAAAAGTACCTCGATGTATTTTATATCTGCCTCAAGCTCTTTCGCCCTGCTCAATGTTTCTTTGTTCATTTTTCTGTCTCTCCTTCTTCTGCTCCTGCTGCCACATCACTCCTACATACTTTCCATAGGTCATTCCTGCCTGCTTTGCTTCTCTTGCTACTTTC